GGGGTTCCGAAGTTGCTCAACTCGTTTATACGTTAAAGTTTGAGTTTTTGACATCATGAACACGAAACCGACCAGAAAACGACACACACAGAAACGCTGGACTCTACTGGAGGCAGCGTCGGAGACAGGACGCAGCCGCGAAACGATAAAGCGCGGCCTGAGCAAAGCTGGCGAAAAGGTGGACAAGGACGGCACCTTCTCCACACGCCAGCTACTAGCTGCTCTGATTGATGACCTGAAGGAAGCTAAAGCCAGGCGCGAACGTGCGGAGGCTGAGATGGCAGAACTGGAGCTGCAGCAGAAACGCCGCGAGCTAATACCGGCATCCGAGGTCAGCGCCGTGGTCAATGGCACACTCAGCACGCTAACAGAGGCAGTCCGCGCTATGCCGTCAGCTCTTGCGCGGCGCTGCAACCCTACGGACCCGGAGCACGCGCGGAAAGCGATTGCTGCATACGTGGATGGCAAGATACTAGCCAGAGGACGTGAACACGTAATCAAGGAGACTGAGAATGAATAAGGAACAGTTACTAGACCTACGCCAAGTCATGCTGGCGGCACTCGCTCCACTGCCATCCGGCAGAGTCAGCGACTGGTGCGCGGCTAACATAACACTGCCGCCGCCACAGACACAGGAGCCTGGACCGATGCTGTTTGACGGTCGGGAATACCTGCTGGACGTGTTGCAGGATTTCGCTGACCCGGTGGTGACTGACTCCGTTGCCTGCTTCGGTTCGCAGTCGGGCAAAACCACAGCACTGATGGGCGGCGTGGCGTGGACCATAATCAACGACCCGACTGGAGTGCTGTGGGTGATGCCGTCTCTGTCGCTGGCTCAGAGCTTCAGCGAGACGCGGTGGCAACCGATGATTATGGCGTCTGAAGTGCTGGAACGGCTGGTGCCTCGTGGCTTGCGGCGGCACGACTTCAAGAAAACTCAGCAGCAGATTGGCAGCGCCATAGTCAACTTCATCGGCTCAAACTCGCCCGGCAACCTAGCCAGCCGCCCTGCCCGTCTCGTGATTCTGGACGAGGTGGACAAGTTTGACGACGGCGGCAGAGGCGAAGCAGATGCAGTAAACCTTGCCGAGCAGCGCACCAAGTCATTCAGCAACCCGAAGCGCATCAAAACCAGCACGCCGACTATGGACACAGGGCTGATATGGCAGGAGTTCCTGAAGGGCGACCAGCAGCGGTATAACGTGCCGTGTCCGCACTGCGGCAAGCTGGTGGTGCTGGCGTGGTCTAAGCAGTTCTCAACCTTCAGGCTGACCGGAAACGAGGCATTCGTTGCGTGGGACCAAGCCGCAAAGACCAAAGCTGGATGGAATCTAGAGCAGGTTGAACGGTCGGCGCACTGTGTCTGCCCGTTCTGCGCCGGTGAGATTGAGGACGGACACAAAACGCGCATGGTCAGAGACGGAAAGTGGGTTGCAACCAATGCAACGGCTTCGGTCAGCTTCAAAAGCCGACACCTGCCCAGCCTCTACGCCAGCTCACCAGAGACATCCTTTGGGCGGCTGGCGGTCAAGTTCCTGCAAGCGAAACAGTCGCTGCTAGGGCTTCAGGGCTTCATCAACGGCGACTTGGCAGAGCCATACGTGTCACAGGACACAGCCGGTCAGCGCACAGAGATTGTGCGTGCGCGTGTGACTGAAGGAGATTGGCACAAAATCATGACTGTGGATTGCCAGGCCAAAGGCCCAGATTACTTCTGGTTCGTCGTGCGGCAGTGGCAGAACGGCAACAGCCAAGCCATCGACGCCGGTTCACTGTCAACGTGGGACGAAGTCAGAGCCAAGCAGATGGAGCATGGCGTGGACGATGCCGGAGTTGTCGTTGATTCCGGCTTCGGAGCCAGGTCTGATGCTGAGGTTTACCGCACTTGCGCAGAGATGTCTGTGCAGGTGGATGGCACCGCCCTGCTCTTGGGTTGGATGCCGTCTAAGGGTATGCCTGGCAGGAAGCGTTGGAGGGGTCAGGACGGCGCACTGATGCCGTATGCTGTGCGGAACATCGACCCTTACCTAGGCACCAGTAAGGCGGGACAGCTGCTTATGCCACTGTTTGAGTTCAGCGGCGACTCGTTCAAGGACGTGCTCGACGCGCTCAGGCGCGGTCAAGGCGGCTACGAATGGGCAGTATCTGAAGCAGTTGCAACCGATGACTACTGGCGGCATATGGATGCAGAAACAAAGACTGCTGTATTCAACAAGCTGACCGGCAAGACGTACCACCAGTGGCAACTCAGGAGCAAACACTGGCCGAACCACATGTTTGACTGCGAGGTTATGCAGGTTGCGGCGGCGAATTATCTGAATCTGTTTACATACGAGGAGGTGAAACGATGAACTACGATAAACTACCGTATCTGATGACGCGGCAGGAGGTTGCGGGTTTGATTGGAGTCAGCGAGTGGACTATTAAACGAAAGGAGCACGAGCTAGGCATTACACAAGCCAGAATCAAGTGGCTGTCTCAGCGCGTCAGATACCGCAGGGATTTCGTAATCAACCAGTTCCAGAAGCTGGGATACTTGCCGACACATCACGCGCACGACAAGTATGGGTGCCCAAACTGCCACGGTGAAGGGCTGGCGTTTGAGCGTTGCGACTGTTGCGGTGCGGCACCTGAAAAAAAGTGAAAATAACTGTTGCAACGAATGCAACCCGTGTTACATTTCAACCATGACAGCGAACATGAAAGACCTACTGGCAAAACTGAACGAAAACCCCTGCGCCGACAGCGACCCCGCTGAAGATTGGGCTTGGACGTCTGACGTGCTCAAGAGCGAGAGCGACAAGGCTACCTTTGGACACCTAATGGCGGCTGGGCTGGTCAAGAGCGATGGCGAGGCTTACATGATTACAGCCGAGGGCGTTGCGGCACTGTAAAAGCCACAGCCCACAAATCACCCGCCCTAACACGGCGGGTTTTTTGTTGCTCGCATTTGCTCGCATTTGCTCAACTCGCACCTCTACCACATCCGCCACGCACCTGCTAAACTGTGGTCAGTGGTTGTTTCTACTGACAAACTGAGACGGAATCTGAAGGGTGCAGCTATCCAAGCCAGCGCAGAGCAGTCTGCGTTGCGGGACGTGCTAGAGGACCACCTTTACTCCAGATTCCAAGCCAGCCAGAGCGGCTACAAGCTGGGCGGCACCAGCGCCAATGGCGCATCCACGCAGATTACGACCGACAACTCCGACCTAATGTTTGAGGTCTGGAGTCAGCTGCTGGACCTGTATGACACGTGCGCCACATCGCTTTCAACGTCTGACCAGGCTGAGATTTTGGCCGAAATGCTCTACCGCCTGGATTCAAAACCAGTCACCAGCTACAGAAACGACTTTACTGCAATCAGCCTGTGACACTAGCAGAACGACTAAAAACAGCATACCGCGCCCTGTTTGAAGGTGCCAGGTTCAGCACCACGCGCAGCATCGTGATTGAGTCTGGCCCGCGTGATGCGCGGTTTGACGCCGACAACAGCACGAGGCTAGAGCTGGTGCGGAAGGCGCGCTACTTCGAGAAAAACAACGCCATCGTAAACCGGATGGCAGACATCTTTGAGACCTACGTGGTGGGTGCAGGACTCCAGATTCAGCACGTCAGCCAAGACGAGGACTGGAACGCAGCCGCTAAGGTTTGGTGGAACGGATGGGAACGCTTTCCTGATATTCGCAGCCTGCAAGATTTCGGCACACTCCAGAGCCTGATTGCTCGCACATGGTTCGTGGATGGCGAATGCTTCATTCGGAAGGTGCGCGGCCAGAGTGGCAGACCTCGCCTGCTGGTCATGGAAGGACACGCCATCGAGACGCCACCAGATGAGCGCGAGAACCCGCAAGTCATCGACGGCATCCGGGTTGATTCAAACGGCAGACCCATCAGCTACTACGTCAAACACCGCAAAGGCAGGAACGAGTTTGCCTATGAGCTGGTGCCTGCGGAGCAAATCATTCACGTTTTCGAGCCGAGCAGGCCTGGTCAATACCGTGGACTGCCTTTCATCTATCCGGTCATCAATACACTGCATGACCTGACCGACCTGCAATCGCTTGAGATGCAGGCGGCAAAGGATGCAGCGAGCCGCACAAATGTCATCAAAGTGCAGGGTGGTAGCCTGGACCTGACCCAGCTGCGGCAGTCTAGGTTCACGGCATCGCAGTCGATGAACACGGGCGCTACGGCTACGGAGTCAAGGGCTGAGTATTACAGGGACGTTACTGGTTCTGCTCCCATCGTGTTGCAGCCCGGCGACGATTTCCAGCAGTTCAAGAGCGACCGCCCTAGCGTGGTGACTCGCGAGTATTGGCGCTACCTTTCCGAGCTGGCTTGCACCGGATGCGGCTTTCCGCTGGTGCTGGTGTTTCCTGATTCCATGCAGGGAACGGTTTACCGTGGCAGTCTGGACATGGCGGCTGTGTTCTTCCGGTCGCGCTTTCAAGTCATGGCTTCGGCTCTGAGGGAGGTTCACGCATACGTCATGGGCTGGGCTGCGAACGGAGGCGAATCCGCACTCAGCGCAAAACCTGAAGACTGGGCGAACATCGAAATTCACCCGCCTCGCGCCGTCAATGTGGACGTGGGCCGCAACAGCGCAGCGACGATTGCTGAACTGGAAGCGAACCTGACCACGCAGGCTGCGGAATGTGGCAAGCAAGGTTTGGACTGGAGGGCGGTTTTGAGGCAGCGGGCATCTGAGCATGAGTATGCGAAACAGCTAGGACTTGAAAAGGAGGCAATCAATGAACCAATGGTTCAGGATAACGAATAAAGCAGACGACGATTCACCGGCTGAAATCCGCATTTACGGCGAAATAGGCGGAAGCTGGGACGGCTCTGGAGTAGAAGTGGAGTCATTCGCCAACGAGCTGGCGCAGATTCCGAAGGGTAAGGAAATCGTGATGCGCATTCACAGCCCCGGCGGCTCTGTTTTTGACGGGCTGGCCATCTACAACATGCTGGCCGAGCGCAAAGCCAACCTGACGGCTCGCGTGGATGGGATTGCTGCATCTGCTGCAAGTTGGATTGCTCTTGCTGCAAACAAGGTCCAGATGCCGAAGCACAGCCGGATGATGATTCACGACGCACAGGGACTGGTTGTGGGCGATTCCGAAACCATGCGCGAGATGGCAGAGCTGCTCGACCGCGAATCTGACAAAATCGCAGCCATCTATGCCGAGAAAACCGGCAAGCCAGCCAAAGCGATGCGCGACCTGATGCGCGAGACGACGTGGATGGATGGAGACGAAGCCGTGAAAGCTGGCTTTGCTGATGAAGTCATCGACGTTGCAACCGTTGCGAACACTTTTAATCTTTCCCGCTTCACAAAGGTGCCTGCGGGATTAGGAGGCGCAGAAGCCTCCACCGACAACAAACCAAAGGAAAAAACAATGGAAGTTAAGAACCAAGCCCCGGTGGAGGCAACGAAACCCGCCCCGGAAAACATCATCACCGCCGACCAAATCAAGGCTCTGGAGAACAAGCTGCAAGCCGAGCGCACTGCTCGTATCACTGCGCAGCTGACGCCTCTGTGTGCCGAGCGCGGCATCGACCCGAAACCGTTTGTGGACCAAGCGTCCAGCGGAGAACAGGGCGAAACCTTGGCGCTCAACATGATTAAGGCGATTCCTCTTAAAGGAGGCGAAGCCAGTCAGGTTGTGGAGAACAAGGGCAACCCGCTCATTGAGAAGTATAACTCGATGGAGCCTGGTGCCGACCGCAACAAGTTCCGCATGCAGAACCACGACACGTTGCAGAACGTGCTGACGACCTTCAACCCGAAGAACGCCAACACGATTGCTGCTGGTCTCGTGAATGACTACATGGCGGACGGTCTGATTGTTGTGGCTCACAACAAGCTGGCGCCGCTGAATGTGTTCACGCGTGACTTTGGTGTGGACCCGATGAAACCTCGCGCCAGCGTTGACGTGCGCAAGGCTACTGTCGGCTCGACCAGCCAGAGCAACGCCACGAACTTCGAGAGTGGCGACAGCACGCTTGCCGTCTCGACCGTGACTGTGAACCAGCTGTCGAACTCGTTCCACTTGCTGAACTCCGAGCTGAACCAAGGCAGTCGCCTGGCTCACCTCGCGCAGATTAATGCGAACAACCTCGCTGACAAAATCAGCGACGCCATCACCGCTGTTATGGTTACTGGAACCTACGGCACCGCTATCACTGTTGGCGCGGCTGCTAACTTCGACAGCGCTGACCTGCCTCCAATTCTGGCTGCTGCTAAGAACTATGGGCGAAAGGTTCTGCTGTTGGACGGCGGACACCTTGCATATCTGCTTCCAACTGACCGAGACAGCTTCCGGTTGGGCGAACAAGGTGCTTACGGCTTTGACGTCATCGCTGAGCAGAACCGATGGACGGACGCCACCGCCAATACGTGCGGCTTCGTCTGCGGACCTGACGCCATCGTCCTTGCCTCCGGTCGCAGCATCGAACTTCCTTCCGGTCAGTTTGAGAGCATCGGCTCTGTGACGTTGCCGCAGGGGATTACGGTGCAGACGGCCACTTGGTACAACACCGCCGGTCGCGTCTGGTGGGCTGCGTATGACGTGATGTTTGGTGCCGTCGCTGGCGACACCACGCAGGCTGAAGTCCTCATCACTGCCTAAACCTGAACAATAGGCGGGCGGTGGTGAAATAGCTGCCGCCCGCCTTTCCCTTACAACTACTATGAGACGAGGATTTATCGACGAAATCACGGGACCGAATTCACGCAAGGCGCTGGCTATGGGACCGTATGCGGACATGCTGCTGGAGTTCCGCAAGGGTGAAAAAGCTGGCCAGAGTCTCGCGCTGTTCACGACTGACCGAGGTGCCAAGTTCACTAAAAGCGCCGTCTTAATGCTCAAAGGCGAACTTAAGACGCAAAAAGCTGAGGCGAAAGCTAAGAAATAGTGAGCATCGCGTCCGACATACTCGCACTCGGAACCACCGCGCTCCTCGGGTTTAACGGGGAGCAGGTGGTGTTCCGTGGCGGTACTGTCACCGCCATCGTGGACCGCACCGTGCCACCTGAAATCGTGCAGCGTGCGGAGCTGGACCTGATTCAGAGTGAAGCAAGCGAGGTCTGGGTTCAGAAGCGGGACGTTTATGGTGCGCCGAGAGTTGGAGAGTATTTCACAGACTCAATCGGACTCATTCACACGATACGCGCAGTTCGGCGCGATGCCGTATTCTGGAAGATGATTTGCGAAGTTAACGAGAAACAGTAAATGGTCAGCATACACACCAACGTAAACCAGCTCAATGCCGCAATCCGGCGGTATAAGGCGGCGTCTGGCAAGTCGCTGGACCAGGTGCTGGCAAAGCAGGGCGCGAAGCTGGGTATTGAGCTGCATAAGAACTTCAAGGCAATTATGCCGAAGTCTGGGAGCATCAGGGAGAGCAACATGAACAGGCTCAAGAGCGGTGGCGGACTCAAGGTGCGGCAGGGTGTGATGGAGAAAATGCAGATTGCAACAGACGTTGCATCGCGCAAAACAGTTTTCAAGGTCGGCAAGAAACACGGCAGAACCAAGACCGTCAAGGGCAAGAAACTGAACTGGTGGCAGGAAGCCGTTCGGCGCGAACTTGGTGCGCGTGAAAAGGCGCGAGGATTTACGGCTTTGGGTGCCAAGTATCCGCGAAAAGAAATCAGCTACGGTCGCGTTGCAAAAAACAAATACGGTGCGCTGCTGTCTGAGGTTTTCACCGTCTTCGGAAGGTCTCCACGTTACATCCGCTTCAGCTGGGCTGGTGGCGCTAAGATGGCTGAGATGGCCAAGAACAGCATCAACAGCAAGCTGGCAATGCGCGGTGTTGTTGCCGCACTCAAGACTGTGACGAAAGACATTATGGAGTACGTCATCGACCGCGAACGAAAGGCTGCTGCAAAATCTGGACTTAGACTGAGTTAAGCCATGCTCGACTACAACCACATCCAAGCCAAAGCATACGACTTAATCAGCGCAGTTGATTACATCGACGGTGTTTCTGTGCTGCTGGATGATGGAGAGCAGAACGACGCAGCAGGCAACGCCAGGCGCAGCACCGGCGCAGTCATCGTTATACGCCAGCCTGACAATCTTTCAGCTCAGGCGACCGGCAACGGAATTTCACTCGGAACAGCTTCGGTCGTAGTGCTGTGCAGCTTCAATGACGAAGTGAACCGCTACACGGACGCAGGTCTGAACCTCGACCCGGAACGGGTTGTGCGCGAAGTCAAAACCGCAATGGAGTCATACGACTCGACCGCCGCTTGCAGCTTTTTCCAGCTAGCTGGAGAGCAACTGTTGCAGACTGACGGGCTGTACGAAAGGCAGCTAACATTTCAGACATGGATAACCGGATGATAGACGGAGCAAAAGTCGCAAGCGCGTGGAGTCTGGTTGGATTCACCTACATTCCGACTATCGAAGAGGCGTATCAAATCGCGCAGTTTGTGGCGCTCGTGCTGGCAATCGTGATGACGGCACAGACAATTTATGTGCGGCTTAAGCGCATCAAGAGAGAGGACGCGCTGGCTGACATGGTGAATAGAGCACACTCGAAATGTGACAAGGCACATGCTGGGCAGTGCCCGCTGAAGCATGAACTGGAGAAGCTGGAGAAATTGAAATGAGATTACTACTGACCTTGATTTTGTCTGTCGTTGCAACTGTTGCAAACGCTGCAACTGTTACCGGCACAATTCAGGACGCGAATGGCGACGCGACAACTGTGCGCGTTGAGTTTTGGCCGCTTACCACGCCACTGCAAACTGGTGACGCGCTCATTACAACCGGCAGACCTGTGCGCACGACTGCAACTGACGGCGTGCTGTCTGTGTCGCTGGTCGAAGGCTTGTATCAGGTCAGAATCGGCGGCTACGACAAAATCAAAATCAGTGTGCCATCAGGCAGTGGCAGCCATGAAATAGGGACGCTGACCAGCGATGGTATCACATACATTCCACCTGGCGGCGGCTCCGACCTGACCGGCACAAACGACCTGGCCGGAACCGGGCAGCTGCTGAATGCGGACTACATCAGCAGCGGCTACCTGCTCATCAGCACGAACATTACCGACCACGACACCGGACAGCTGTCAGGCGTGTCCATTGTCACGACGAACTGGACTCTCAACACAAACTGGGTCGGCAACTACCCTGTGGGTTTAACAGTTGCAGGAACAGACGGCACCATGGCTTTAGTCGGAACCAGCGAGGGCGGTCACAGCACCGTGTTTGAGCATGTGGAGGTTGACCCGACTGGAACCAGCCTCGTTGACAAGTGGGTCTGGTCCAAAGGCAAAAACGCGGACGGCGGCTATTTGGAGATGTTTTACGGCGACATGACCGACCCTCTTACGGTGGCCACTCAGCAGGTGTATCGGGTGCAGCCGTCTGGCGCATCAGTTCAGCAGGGCCAAAACGCAGTCATGGCATTTCGTGACCGTGGCGCAACGACAGGCACAACCGTTTACGGCTTAGGTTCAGACGATAACAAGATGGTGTTCCGAAAATACGCAAACACCGACGTGGATGCTGGCTCAACCACACTCGGCAACTTTGACACAAACGGCAAGTGGTGGATGCCAAGCCTCAGCGTCAGCAACAACATCACAGCAAACAATACAGAGGCATTCGGTGGCGCATTAATCAGCACCACCAACCGCGCTCTGGCAGCTGCAACTGTGCTGTCACCTGCTCCGTACGGCCTGGTCGTTAACGGCACAGAGGGCAATATGGCACTCGTAGGCGGACCTGAAGGCGGATTTAGTTCTGCATTGGACTTTACCGAGGTTGCGGAGGACGGCTCTGCAATCACTGACAAGTGGACGCTGGCCAAACTCACGAGCACGAATGCGAACGGCTCGGAGCTGCGATTTGTCTATGGTCCAAACGCAGACGTCGGCAGCAACACAAACAAGCTCAGCATCTATCCAGATGGCACCGTCACAATTCCTGGCACACTCGATGGCAACGGCACGGGAACGATTACGAATATGGCGGGGATTAATGTTAATAGCAGCATCACCGGTGATATATTGTCGGTTTATTCCTCGGGCTTCAAAAAGTTCTCTGTGGATGGAAAAGCGGGGTCGGGCCGGGTGCATATCGAAAGCGGAAACACTCCATATGTGAAAGTATACCAGTCTACTGGTGGAAGCTCCGCATACTATGGGCCATTGGGTTTCAGCATTGTAGACAGCCTTAACAACCCAACGGTAATAACCTATGACTCCGCCGGAACCTTAGCTCAACGCAACGGCACAAATGCCCAGACCTCGAGGATTTACGGCACCTACACAGACGCCTCCAATTACTCCAGAATCAGCCTCAGCCACGACGGCTCCGGGACCGGAACCATTGCTCTAGAAACAGCAGGCACAGGTGCGGATGACCAAACTCTGCGCATGCGCACGACTGGATTGGGTGCGTTTGAGGTTTTCGGAGGCACAGTTCCGACTACTGCGCGTGGGCAATATGCAGTAACAGTCAGCACGTACCCAGACGCCAGCCGGACGGCATCCGGCGACCTCTCGGTCGCAATCGGAGGGCAAGCACCCTCGGCATCTGCCTCTAGGGGCGTTGCCATTGGTGGCTCCTACGCTACAGCTAGTGGACAATATTCGGTTGCAATAGGTGGCACAAGTTTAACCTCCGGAGGTACTTTTTCTGTGGCGATTGGAGGTTCGTCTTCCACTGCAACAGGTTATGGCTCCGCTGTTGTCGGCGGGGCATCTTCATCCGCCCCTGGAGCCTACGGTTCGGTATTCGCAGGGCGATACGCCAACGCATACCTCTACGGTCAACACGCATACGCCTCCGGTCGTTTCGCAGCAAACGGCGATGCCCAAGGCTCACGCTTAGTCGCTCGCAACACAACCAGCGGCACGACTCCTGCCGACCTGTTTTTGGGCGGCTCTAGTGCGCGTTTAGTCCTGCCAGCAAACACAAGCTGGGGCTTCACCGTTTCAGTGGTCGGGCGCACGACGGATGCAGGGGCAGGCGTAGAGCAGTCGGGGTATTATAAGTTTGAAGGTCTGATTAAACGCGACGGCGCATCAAACACCACCTTAGTTGGCAGCGTGACTAAGACAGTGCTGGCTGAGGATGATGCAACGTGGGATGTGACGGTATCTGCCGACGACACAAACGAGGCACTGGATATATCCTGCACCGGCGGAACGGGTGATAACACGCGCTGGGTCGCGACCATTACATTGACCGAAGTGGGTGGCTAATATGAAAAAGACTCTTGCAACACTCTTAACTCTGGGCCTGCTCGGTATTGCAGTCGGGCAGGTGCGATACAGCAACAGTGGCGGCGTTGCGTTTGACGATGACGTGACCATGACCACGCTTAACATAGGCCGGGTGCTGACGCCGTTCAACACGCTGAGCCTGGATGGCACCAACCTAGTCGTGAACATGGCGAGCACCAACACCTACGGCATCATCGAGCTGACGGGTGACTGCTACATCATCGCCAGCAATCTTACATCAGGAGCAAGGGCGCAGATTGAGGTGAGAGCTGACGGCACCGCTCGCACGATTACGGCTGTGCCTGAATACAAAGCATCTGGAGCTGAGTCGTTCAGCATCACAGTAACTAACCACGCTGTTATCAGCTTGTTTAACACCGGAACTGCGACCACTAACTGTTTCATTGGTGGCGCTTGGTTTGAATGAAAGACTATATGAAAAAGACACTAGCACTTATCGTGGCTCTCGCAGCCTTCACTGTAACCGCAACTGCTGCTGACGCTACCCTCAGCTACACGCCGGTCCAGCTCAAAGCTGTGCAGCGCGTCGTTACCAGAATGAATGCTGAAGCTGTTGCTAAAGCCGTTGCCGAGAATCCTGATGTGGACGTTGCCACAGTGCCACAGATGACGGCGCTGCAATATGTTCAGGCACTATTCACAGCTAAACTCAACGCCATCGTGGCTCAAGAGAAGCGGCTGATTCAGGCTGAACTCTTGGAGAAATATGAATCTGCGGACGATGCTACGAAAACCGAGGTTGAAGCGCACCTTGAAGTGATTCCATGAAACGACTGCTGCTAGTTCTGTTACTCGGTCTGGTTCAGGTTCAGGCACAAGTTGGAGTGCTGGACCTGGCTGACCCGGTGTTTCTGGGCGGCACTGTGAATGATGAGGTTGGCGGTGGAGGCCTTAGCAAAGCGTCGCTTATTGCGTGGTATGACTTCGCTGATGCAACAGACTCGCACTCGACCCACGACCTCACGGAGGTTAATTCTCCAACATACGACACCTCGCCAAGTCGCGGAATTGCTGCTGCAACTGGAGACAAGCTGTGGACGATAGCTGGAATTATTGGCGCAGGAGTCTGGTTGCCTGACTCATCAACTGACGCAACCATGGTGGTTAGGTTCAGAAGTTACACCGGAGTAGCATCGGGGGACTATGCCTTGTCAAGTAGCACCGGTGGAGTTGCGGTGCGCTACATAACATCAAACGGCATACGTGGCAGGATAGCGGATGCGTCGGAAATACAATCGACAACGATACCCAGTGTAGGAACGTGGTATACTGTGGTTTTGGAATATGACAATTCAGCAGGAGACCACAATATGTGGATAAACAACACTGACCTTGCAACGCAAAGCGAGACGTTCACATCCCCCGGCACGGCGTTGTATTTCGGCGGCGGCACAGCGACAGTCGGAAAAAATATGGAAATTGACTTTGTCGGTTTATTCAACCGGAAACTCACAACCGAAGAAAAGGCATGGGTTTATAACTCTGGAGGCACTCGCACTTATGCTGAATTGTCTGACTAGAACATTTGTTGCAGCCTGCATCTGCTTTAGCGCATCGGCTGAGGACTTGTTTGTTCGCCCAAACGGCGGTTCATACGGTGCTGAAGATGGTTCAGACTGGGACAACGCATTTAATGGCTTTTCAGATGTGGTGTGGGGCGCTTCGGCTGGACAGCTTGGAGCAGGCGACACGCTTTGGATAGCTGCCGGAACATACACTCAGTCAGTTGTCATTAAGGGCAGTGGAACCAGCGGCAACCCGATAACACTGAAACGTGCCACCGCGTCCGACAGCGCCGCAACATCGGCAACTGGATGGAGCGCAGGATACGATGGGCAGGTAACAATAGACACTGGAGCAGCGAACGTCATATACCCAGACGCAAGCCGCGACTACATCACAATCGACGGTCAGACTGAATACGGAATCAAGGTTAATTGCGCGGAGGGCGCAAACAGCGGCGGTGTATTTTGGGGATTCGCGTGCGATTACTGGGAGATTAAATATATCGAGCTGGACGGACCAGCAGATACAACTTCTGACTATAACTACACAAGCGGTGTGCGTGGGATGGACTTAACGCCTGGAGCAAGCTCCGATAACCTGCTTATTTCGCACTGCAAAATCCACGGCTTTTCCACACTGATATACGTATTTCAGCACTCTAATGTTACCATAGAATACTGCGTTCTGAAGGATGCGAGGTCTAGTAATGTGGCATACCACACGAACGTAATATACGCACAGGGCGAGACATGCGACAACCTAGTTGTGCGCTATAACGACATATCCAACTATAACGCAGAAGGGGTTTATCACGCTGGTCCAGCGGAAGGTGTGCGGACTGGATGCCAGGTTTACGGCAATGTGTTTCATGACGGAGGCACCACTGCCAGGGCTTTTGAGGCAGACCTTCAGAAATATGACACAGGCTATGTGGAGGTCGAGTTTCACAACAACACCATCGTGAATATGAGCTACGGTATTGTCGGTGCGAATGCTAACTTTAATTCCAGCTCTTTTACCAACAACATATTTTACGCTGTGACCTTAGACTACGAGGCAACAAACCTCTCGCACGACTACAATCTCTATGACGGAACAACGTCTGAATCTAACGGCGTGGGTTCTGCATCTGACCCGTTCGTAAACTATGCTGGCGGAGACTACACAATCGGTGCGTCATCGTCGGCAAAAGACCTTGGCGCAGACCTTGGAGCCACATACAGCACAGACCTGCTCGGGGCAACCAGAGGCAGTGATGGAACGTGGGATATTGGGGCGTATGAGTATAGCGGAACAGACACCACGCCGCCAGCATTCAGCTCTGCTTCAGTCGCAACTGACGGAACCACACTGACCGTTGTTTTTGGAGAGGCAACAGTCGTCGGCTCAGGTGGCAGCGGTGGCATGACAATCAGTGTGGACGGTGGCGGGGCACAGACTGCGACTTACAGCAGCGGAAGCGGCACCACCAGTCTGGTTTACACTGTGCCGACTGTTTACTCAGGCGAGACTGTGACCGTGAGCTACACGAATCCCGGCGACGGACTGGAGGATGCGGCAGGCAATGACGTGGCAACCATCAGCGCAGAGTCGGTGACGAACAGCAGCACACAGACCGAGGCACCGGCTGCATCTGGGGCAGGAACCATCAGAGCCGAAACAGTAACCATAGGAGCATATTGATATGAGCGTATTAAGCAGCAAATCAGATACAACCAGCAGCACTAGAGTTGCTATGCTGGCAGTCGTGGCAGCAGTCCTGTTCCAGTTGGTTTATGTGACTGTCAAAACCGGAGCCGTGGCAGCGATTCCTATTGAGCAGGTGTATCTTGTGGCGTCTGTTCTAGGTCTCAAGGGCTGGCAGAAACTAACCGAAAACAAACCGAAATCATGAAATCATTCCACCGCGTCGTAGAATTTCTAGGTTGGGCCATTGTGTTTGCGTGCCTGCTGTTACTGGCTAGCGGCTGCAAGATGCTGCCACCAGCTCCGCAGAAGGGCAGCAGCTACACTGCGAAGTTGCAACAGATGGCACTGGTTCAGACTCCAGATGCACCACAGCTCGTGCCTGTAGGTGAAGTGCCGACGCTAAACTTTGAACAAGGCGAGAATCAGGAGACTCCTAGCGAGCAGGTTTACGAGCGGACCATAGATGGCACCAGAGTCACCGAGAGTATCAGAACAAGCATGGGAACAGCGCAGCATGATAGAGCTAGGGACGACTGGGCGAGTGTGGCAAAGCTGGAAGCTAAGTTGCGCAGTTACGGTTCTATCAAGCTGCTAGGGTTTGGCCTGCTGCTGGCAGCTCTAGCCATGTTCCATCCTGCCATCAGAGCATTTACCGGGACCACTGTTCAGGTCTGGACGGGTGCTGCGGGTGCGGCACTGATATTCGGAGCGCAGATGCTAGCCGGGAATGAAACGCTGGTGCTGATTCTCGTCTGCGTCGGAGGCGGTGCAATCTACATGTTCCGGCGGCACGGATACCTTCAGGGTATGGTGGATGCGAATAAAAATGGCATACCGGATGCACTGGAGGCGGTTTTGGAGAAACTCAACAACAAACAGGAGAAATAAACATGGCATACACGAACTATGGAACAGCGGGCGTACCGCACACCTATGGCACAATCAGCTGGAGCGGGTTAAGCGCGACCTGCGAGCTGCTCATAACCAGCATGGAGGTCACGCATGACCACGCCATCAAGCAGGACTTGATTAACCCTACCACCGGCGAAGTCATCGGTGCTGCGAACGGGCGCGAGATGTATAGCTGCCGCGTTTCTGCTCTCGCTGTGTCGAAAACCACGCACACAGTAGCCAACGCTGCTGCTGCTCTGGTTTCGCCTGGTGCCCGCATCAAGGTGACGATTGCCAGCGACCGCAACAGCGAAGCAAACGGAGACTGGATTTATGACGGCGGCTTTACCGCTTCAGAAACTAGCGACGGTTTCGCCACGGTCAGCCTCAACCTTGTCCGCTATACAGCATCAGGCTCTGACGCCACCACACTGACGACCGCCGTGAGCTAATAATGGATTACGCAGAAGCCATATTTCCTGACCGCACACGCATTGCAGGCACCACACTGCTGCCGATGCAGGTTGGACATGCGCTTCTGCTGCGGCGGCTAGGCAGTCCTCTAGCCGCACCTACCGCACTGCCCTACTCTGTTACACTTGGGCAGGCTGCTGTTGCCGTGTTTGTGTTTAGTCGCACTCAGACCCGCGCCGCCAAGCGCATCGAGTCGAGGGTGGGGCAGCTTCAGATTTCGTGGTTGGGTCTGAAGCTGCTCCTAGCCCAAGAGCGCAACGTGCAGGTGCTGCTGAACTATGTCAGGCGCAGCTGGCAGGGACCGACCGTGTTTGTGCCGTCTGACCGAAAACAGAACGCACAGCCCGGTGATGGAGATGCACTGAGGACACTCGTCGGCACACTCACAAGCCGCATCGGCGTGACGATGCAGGAGGCTATGGAGCTGCCGCTGACACAGGCGCTGTGGGAGGTCTGCGGCTACTGGGCGCAGGAAGGTGGCCTACGGTTTGCGTCTCCGCAGGAACAGGAAATAATGGAGTTTTACAAGAGGAAGCAGCATGGCGAAACAGCGACTTGATATTGAGATTAGCGGCAATGACTCCAAGTTCGGCGCAGCTGCTGACAGGACGATGGCGCGGCTGAACAAGATTGGCGGTGCTGTGCGCACATTCGCTGCCGCAATAGGGATAAGCTTTGGCATCCACTCAGTCAGGAGGGTTGTGGATTTCGCGTCTAACCTGACACACATGTCTGATGCGCTTGGAATTAGCACCGACGCGCTCCAGGAATGGGAATATGCAATAAGCGCAGCGGGCGGTTCTATGGAAGATATAGAGAAGAACATTTTGGCCCTGTCAAAGGCGGTCAAGACGGCCATTGAAGGCGGCGAGGGCGGGAACATGGCAAAGACTTTTGAGAGGCTGGGCGTGTCGTTTGCCGAAATAAAAACTCTCCGCATCGAAGACGTTTTCATGCGAATTGCAAACCACATAGGCGAGTCTGAGAATAGGCAGCAGATGCTAGGTGACGCGCTGATAGTAATGGGCAGGTCCGCCGTTCCAACACTGACAGCGATGGCCAACGGTTTTGCTGCAAACGTCGCAGAGGCAAAGAATCTGGGCGTTGCTGTGCGCGAGGATGTTATTCGCGGAATCGAAGAGGCGGAGACAAGGCTGGGCAAGTTTCTAAGAGAGATTCGCGGCAAGTCAGTCAGTAATCTGATGGGAATTGGCGAAGGTTTAGTAACGGCGTTTTATCATGCGCAGGTTGCGCGAATAGTCGCAAAGGCGGGATTGTCACCAAGCGCAAGCAGGGCGCTTACAATGTCTATAGGAGGCATGTTGACGGGAAGGCTTGGAGGTGGTGATGAAAGCACCGGTGCCACCGCGAACAGATACACAACAGGAGACATGGATGGCGGCGATTACTGGAGCAACGTGGCAAAAACTGGAATGCCTTCATCATCGGCGGGCAGAGGAACAGCAGCTGACGCACTGGCGCGCATCGGCTTATTCAGAGGCGGCACATCTCAAATTGAGCGGCAGAAGGTGAACCTACTCCAGCAGATAGCAAGCAATACATCGCGAACAGCGGCAGCTATGAACGAGGAACTGTAACATGGAATTTTACGGCACAACAGTCACAGGCGAAGCTAGAGGTTACACATGGAATCCGCGCACTGGATACCAGCAGGTTGTGGTCTACACCGGCACACCGGCGGAACTTGAAACACTCAGCGCAAACGCAATCAGCAACGGATACAGTGTGCGCTATGTTCCAGACCAGCAGGGAGGATATGGCAGCCTAGAAGTAACGTATGGCGCTGCCGAAACGCAAGACCCGGCTGTGCCGCTGTCTGATGAGTGGAGCCTTATCGGCAACGACTTGGAAAAGTCCATATTTGAGCATCCGAGCGTGACATCTGAACAGGAAACCTGGGAGCCTTCGGAAAAGGTGAACTTTAAGGCCGCAATCGAAGCAGCATTGCGCGGCGACGGAACCACGGCGGCTGACCTGCTCGCTCCGCTTCCGGCAGGTTCAGTCCAGCTTGCTGACAGCCTTTACGACGAACTGGCAAAGGGTGTTGAGGCTTACACCGTGTCGCAGTTCGTGTTGCGGCACACAGTCGTCATCACATCCAACAGCACGATTCAGCCTGTGCTGACCAACGTTGGAAAGGTTTACTCAACTGCCGCGCTTCAGTCTGCGGAAAACATACCTGGAACCATTAAGTTCAGCCTTCCAGATGGCTACTGGTTGAAGCGCACGCCTACCGTGGACCAATACGGAACGGACAAGTGGCAAATCACGCAGGAATACTGGCACGCCGACAGCTACAGCACCTTTTTATATGAGGAGGCGACATGATTAAACACTTAGTTGCAAAGATTAAGAAGCTGGAGCGGCAGTTGCAACAGCAGCAGCCATCCAGAGGCGTGGGCGTATTCACAAGCCGCACCACTCGCGGCGTCACGCGCAGACCATCAGCAAAATCTACCGGCGGCGGCTCAGGAGACGCACGCTGGGCGTAAACACCAACAACAACAGGAGAAAATATGGCACTGACACTAACCGCAAAACTCGCCGCCAGCAAAAGCGGCACCACCGTTCAGAACGCAACCAGCAGCTTTGCTCTGGGTGACATGACCGGAGACGAGATGCACCAGAGCATCTACGTCAGCACCGGCACCAGCTTTGTCACGCTGACTGCTGTAGGCTCGCCCACAATCGGTATCGGCTCTATTGACGTATCATCTGACCACTGGGTGCTGCTGCGCAACGTAGAAGACACAACCGGCACCTGGGTGGTCTCGTTCGATGCTGGAACCACTGAGCATATCAACATCGGCGTCGGTGAAGTTGCCGGGCCGTTCAAGATGGACGGCGGCAAATACCTGAGCGTGAAACCGAGCGTAAGCGGAATCCGTCTCGAAATCGTAGCATGTGAGCCTTAATTCGTGATTACCTTCACGCGAGCACCTGTTGTTGAGGTTGGTGAGCGGCCTACGTCGTCGGATATGGCGGCGCAGGCCGCTGCCGTCAATGACAGGATGCTGAGCGGAATCGGTGACTGGGCCTGGCGCGTCAGCTACTACTTGGTCAACCTGTGGCGTCAGATGCGCAACCCTGACGCAAGCGGCTACCTGTTTCCATCGCAACTGGAATACTGGGACATCTACGGTGCCGTGGACCCGGAAAAAACCGACCTGATATTCCCTACAGCAGACGCCGGTGACAACGAGGGTGCGAACCTAGCCTGCACAGGCATGGCGCTGGTCAAAGGAAGTCCAGTTGTTACAGTAGAGGAGGAAGATAGATATAACGAACTTCCGCTGCTCTGGAACCTGCAGCCGCCGCAGACGCTGGAACAATACTGGGAGCTGAGCAAGTATCAGCGAGGCGGCATTGACGCCGACGCAGGAGTGACTGCTTGGCCTGCCGGAGATGCGGCGCAGGCGTGGATGCGGATATCCAGTCACTATTGGAGTCCGCACGGCAAGTCGTATGGCGGCTACCTTCCAACACCGGAACAGATACAAACCACCTACACCTACACTGGAACCACAACATACTGCGGCGACAGCGACGGCATCACGCCTGACATAGGCTATGGAGTTATCAACTACCGAAGAAAATTTACAGGACTACGCACGGATGTGGATATTCCAAGCCACAGCGGAACATTAAGCTACGACGGCGACGGCTACCCGGTCATCACATACGCTGGCGGCTGTCCATGCGGTTCAGAGACGCACGGCGATGGGCACATACAGGGCATAGTTAAGGGCGGCATGTCATATATTGTGTATGTCAGCAACTCAACAGACTGCGCTGATTATTCAACAGATGTATTCCCGTTGCAGGATTGGATTGAGGGACCGTATGAAGGATACGGCGACCTAGTTCACACAGGCGGAGACCACTTAAACCGCATCGTCGCTGCGATGGCTTCTGACTTCCGTGGCAGCACATACCAGAGAATCAAAGACACATTCAAAATCCAGTCCATAGCCTTTGACGCACAAAGGTTCTTTACCCGCCAATACGCGCTTGCTCCTGCACGCGGCACACTCAGTCCTGACCAGACCGCGATTGACGTGCAGTATCCAAGCTGCCGCATCACCGGAGCCATACAGCACGAATCCGGCACAGAAGCAAGGTGGGTAACAGGCGGAACCTCATACGCAATCGCAGACGGCTTTGTTGCCGCCGCCGTTTTCGTAAAGGCCAAGGAACTGGAGACAGCGGCGACTGTTCAGGTTCTGGACGGTGCGACCCAGCTTTACAGCACCAGCCTTACACCTGACGACGACGGCAACGCTTCTGCTCTGTTCTGGTTTAGCAACGCAGCGCAACGGTCTGAACTGAAGGTGCGCATCGGCAATCAGGTGCGGTTTTCTTCCGCAGATGGAGAAATACGGTGCGAGTTCGCAGAGCTGGAGGACCGGAAACCTGACCACTGGGACGCGGCAATGATTCTGCGGCTAGCTGCGGCTGGCAACGGGCGGCAGGTGGATGGCCGCGGCATTGACGTCGAGACCAGCAAAGCCATCGGTGACAACTTTATGCGCTACGGCTGCATCGTCGGTAGCTGGCCTATCAGTAGCGGCCCAGAGGTGAACCGTAACCCGCTCTATGACGTGGCTAGGCGGCTCACGAACAAATGCCTGCACATCCTGCCACGGCGCAATTTCGTCGCCTACGAGGTGGCAGACGGCAAATCCATTCTCTACTACAAACGCTATGCCTATGGACTCAAAAACAGCAGGGTTGATTTATTGGCAGGAATCGCTCCACCGCCTGATGCCATTGCAAGTGGAAGCCTACAACCAGGCGAGACATACATCGTCAAAGGCACAGGCAGCGTCCAATACGGCGGCGGCAACTACGGCGACGGAGCAACATTCACAGCTGGAGCGGCAAAGACCTACACATCAGACGGAACGGCGTCAGTCTATGTCTACGACGGCATCAGAAGCAGTGCGCTGAAAAACGGATGGACGAACCGCTGGTGTTCCTTCGTTGAACCTAAGCACTACGACCCGAGCGAGAGCAGCATCTATAAACCCAGCGCGTATTCCGATTACTGGGCGTTCAGCGACCGGTGCCATTTCAAGAGCAACGACTTTCCAGCGGCGCTCGTGGGATTTGTCAGCTACAACTACACGGTGACCGTGGATTCTGCCACTGGAGCAACGACAAAAGGCAATCCACGCGCCCAGTCCGCACTCTATGCACCAGAAGCGCCGACCGGATACAGATACGTGGAAGGCGCGAACCACGACACGCGCTACATGGTGGACGGCACCAGATTCAGAAAGAGCTGCCGCGTCTACGAGCCGCCGGTTGAGGTTGAATCTGCGGTGGTGCATGACTGGGACGCGGACATCGTCAAAATCACCTTCAGTGGCAGGTTCCAGACGCACGAGGACGCACCTAGCAGCTGGTCAGCTACCGCGCCGACGTGGGACTTGGGCGGAACCAAGCCAAGCACAGTCACAGACCTAGAGGACGAACTGACAGGGCTGAACGGCTACAGGACGATTGACAATGCTCTTCGGTCATACCATGTGCATCTAAACAATGGTCACTGGCAGTGCCCGCTGGCATCGCTGGGTGACTACGGCGGCTACACGGCACCGACTGACGTTTATGGAGCATGCTATCCTACCGTGTTCCTAGTCGCGCTCCAGAACGAGCCATACGACGACGGCAACGACACGGTCCAGAGCTGGGACACGCGCATGACCGTGGACGAACACCAGAAACTGGACCTGTATTTGCGGGCTGGATGTGAAGGGTGGATGGATGAGGCACTGAGCCTGCAACATGTCTGCGAAAACAACCCGGTCGGCTTCAGCGACTACGGAACACTATACGATTATTCATGGGAAAACCTGCAATACGAAGCAAACGGAACCAGATGGACTGGATTCATAGGAGACGCAGCACGAGACGATGTTCCAGAGGGTTTCGGTCCAATGCCAAACACGAACATCTATGCAGACACTTTCAACCGGCATTCGCGCATGCTCAACCTGCTCACAAAAGCGCGGCTTCCGGTGCCGACTAAGCTGCAATACCAGTATGACAACTACACCGCTGACGTAAACCTGACCTACACAAACGGTATGCTCGACAACGTGACCGGGCCTGCTCCTGACACGCTGTTCGGCAGCTACGGCTGGCTGGATGGAGCCAAGCAGGTGCGGCGCAGCATCGAGTCCAACTACAGCCCAGATGGCATCCATTGCGAAGAGGATAGGGTCATGCATCGCATCTACTGGGACACGGCGTGGGAATACTGCCTGCCTGACGGTGTGAAAGAGCTGATGGAAAACAACTTTGGTGGCTTCATAGCCAGAGTCAGCCGCACAACCTACACCGAGCGCAAGGGCAGCAAGCGGGCTCCTGGCTCGGAGGAGTACTGCGACAACAGCAGCGGCTTCACCAGCGTTTGGACGGATGACGGCGGGACCAGCTTCTGGTGCTGGGACGCCATAGCAACAGAGACAGTGACGTGTGAGACTGTGCCGTGCGGGACGTGGCTCAGGGCTAACCCTCCACTGCCCTTCGACGCACGCATTGCATCTGGCCCACGAATCAATGCGGCTTCGAATGAAATCACCTACACGCCGCTGCTAACAGACCAGTTCTGGGTGGAGGTGCCGCTGGTATGATGTTCAGAGTCACAGGCAGGCGTGTGCGGGTGCAGAACCTGTGGCGGCACGAGGTGAACAGCGAGCCTGCGCAGGGACACACTCTGGAGCGGTTTGCAGTGCGCATGGTGCTGTGCAAAAAGTGCAGCAACTACAACGAAGCCTTCGAGGCGTGCAACATCAGCAAGCAGTGCTGTCGCAGGCTCTGTAGAGAAGCGGAACACTGCCCGGAGGACGTGTGGTGAGAAAAAGAATCCGAGTCGTAGAACGGAAGCTGGGCCGCGAAGGCGCAGTTGGGTTGAGCTACGGCGACGGCGTGATAGAGGTGGATCCGCGCCAGTGCCCGTTCGACTATCTGGACACACTGATACACGAATGTCTGCACGAGGTGTTTCCAGACAAGCCCGAAGAGGACGTTTATCCAGCAGCAACAGCGATTGCGAAGGTGCTGTGGAAGCAGGGCTTCAGGCGTGTGGACCAGTAGCGGCAGCATCACAGGCCAAGCTTACCCATCTTCAGCCGCATCCCTTTCAGGAGGAACCGCCAAAAGTCGCTGCGGCGCAGGTGCAGAACCTCCCGCAGTTTCTCTGCCGCTTCAAAGTCTTCCTGGTTTAGCCAGAAATTGACCAAAACTTTTCCGTCTCTAACTTTCATAACTACAACACTTTACGTATTTGGTTAAGATTACAATGCGAAAAGATGCGCAAAAAGGCTTGCGCCTGTAAGACATTTTTCATATTTACGTAATCGCAATGAGAGCGACAGCAGGTAGAGCGATTCAACGACAGGACAGAGTAACAGGTGAAAGGCTGACAGTTGTTTCATCACACATTCCAGTGTCTCTGCTCCAAAAGCTGTCTTACAAATCCTACCTGAACGGTCGCTCCACTTCGGCTCAAGTCCGTGTTCTGATTGAGCAATTTGTATTACAAAACGGTAAGTCATAAGATTGGCTTGAATATACCATACATTGTGCGATGTTTGATAAACCACACCACACAAACGAGATGCAGATGAACACTAAATATAACTCAAATTGTCACACCACCAAAACCTGTCTTACAAACCACGACACGGGTACTAGCTTGTCGTTGGCGCTGGACGTGGCCTACGAGATGGACGGCACAGACGCACGAACCATGCTGCGTCACATGCTGCTCAACGGTCTCGACCAGAGTTTGTTTTGGATGGCTCATTCTGAGCTGCCTCAGTTTTCATCGCACTGTAAGCCGCAACCTGAAGGAAGTGGCTCACATTCGCAAACCGAGGATACGCCTCGTGCACGTAGCGGTCAATCCGTTCCCATAGCTCGCCGGGCATCGAAATCCCACGGCCAACGTAGGTCCGACCGGCGGCATTAGTTTCAGTCTTTGCAACTGTTTTTTTCATAGCACACGCACACTAAGCCTCTTTTAACCACTGTCAACAGATGAAAACACAAACCCAACGCCACCCCAGCCGCCGACTCCAACGCCGACTGCTCGAGGAGGCAGAACGAGATGAGGAGATAAACCTATGGAGCAACGACAACAGTGCCAGTTCTGTGACGGAAGCGGCATCGACCATTGCGAGGAGTGCGGCAGCGTCTTCAATGGAATCGACCCTGAACTGCCTCCTGAGTTGCAAGGACTGACAATCATTCACGCTTGGGAGCTAGGATTCACAACCAAAGACAATGAAAACAAGAAAACAGAATCGTGAGTGCGAGTGCGGCAATCCAGGAACCATACGATGCTCCGGTGGGCGCGAGTGGGTCTGCCAGCGGTGCCGGGAACTGGAACGGCAACAGCGCAACCCGAAGCGCAAAGAAACCCCTGCCCTCTTCTGCGAGTGCGGCGACACAGTGCGTCAGGTAGCCAGAGCCTATGACGCATGGATTGAGCGGCGCGGTCTGGACAAAACCTCAACCCTGAACTTTGGGAGCCTCAAGTGAAATTCATCTCTTTCATCATGGCAGTCCCTGTCGCTGTCGTCTACATCATCGTCCTCGGCATTGTCGTCTCAATCGGAGTCACGGCGCAACTGCTCCGGGAACTGCTGCGCGGTCTGCGCAAACGCAAACTCATCACCTGTTCCTGGTGCGGCGGCACCTACGTCAAAGGCGGCTCCGGCCACAGAATCCGCTTTTGCACCTGGGGCCAACCCACTGGAAGTCACGGCATCTGTGCCGATTGTTTTAAGTCTGAACTTGCAACCATTAACAGCCAACCCAAACAACTGCAATGAACGAAGAACTGAACGAACAACTCACACGGACACTGGACGCACTTCTACCCGGCAGCTGGTATTTGCAATACGGCAAGTGGAAGCACCGCACAGCCGTGGGCGTCACAATCGAGGTAAGCGATGAATGGAGCGTCTGGTGCGCAACGGACGAACGGCGATGGACCGCTGCCACGTTTGAGCAATGCGTAAACATGGTTCGCAACGACATCAGAGAGGAGGCAATGCGATGACACCGTTCCTGGCTCTACTACTGTTCGCCTGCCTCGGAGCCACAACCGTACTTGGTGCGCTAATCTGGGGCGGACGTTGCAACCGGTGCAACGACTGCTGCTGCTCCTGCGAAGAGGACTGCGACAAGGACTGAAACCACTTTTGGCGGCGTCTCATTCGAGATGGAAAAGACTCTTAAACTTAAACCAGCGACCGGAACAGACCCCGGTCCCGCCGCCGAAAACACTTTCCACCGCGCCATGCAAACCGTGACCAAACCTAACCATAGAAAGGAAAGGGGTTGGACTGCACACGGTTCGAGGCTGAGGAACTGGGCCTCTTCAGCTTCGACGCATGGCGTGGTGGGTAATTTTTAGAAAGGAAGAAATGAATAGGGACGGAAAGTATTTACGTGCATGGCTTGACATATACCACGGATGCGGTGCGTTTGATGACCGACAGATATACTTCGATGGATTAACCCCGATAATTGGAAATGATTTTAGGTGCTTGTGCCATTTCTCTCGGGGGTATCACTGGATTTACACGAACATGTATATCATAAACGACAGAAACGGAAACATGTTTTGTAGTTACGGTAGGCATGGTGATTGCTGCGGTAACGCTAGAATGAGCGGTGGGGACACGCTATGGAATCCAGCCTTTTCAGCCCCAAATGTGCGCTTTTTGGAGTCCTGCAAAGTTATTGATGCGCACGACCATTACGGAACGATTAAAAGGGACGTTCTTCCGCCGAAAGAAGGACAGGGTGAATCTATATCTCCTGCGCGATACATGTGGAAGGTGGACAATGAAGATTCAGACTGGGGTGCAATAATGCGCGGGGCTGGCGGGGTAGCTGGTTACATGTGGATGGGGAGCAAACACACACACAGGGCTTTTAATAAGTCGTGGAAGTTATCATCTTCAGTAGGTTACGATTGGGTTTGTAAATACGACTTAGACGCAATCCAAAAAGCAGCCAAGGACAAAATGGAAATGGAGGCTAGGATTGAATCTGCAAGGAAGGCAGAAGCTAAAATGGCTTTGAAGCAGGTAAGGTCGCGCAAGCCGGGAATCTACTGCATCGGAAACAGCAGGCATATCAAGGTCGGCATGAGTGACGCGAATGCGGAGATGAGAGCAAGGGCACAATGCAACCCGCTGAACGAGTGCAAGGTTCACTGGGTTCTTCCAACCGCTAAAGCAATGAACACTGAGCGAAAAATGCACGGGTGGATGCACAAACACCTAAGCCATATTTACGGCGAGTGGTTTAGCGCCTCAGTAAAACCACAAGATTTAATGACGGTTGCAACCAGTATCATCGGCTCACAACCACCACAACCAGTGCTAGCGCAATAAAAAACAAACAAACTATGAAACGAATACTAATCCTAAGCGACTTCCACTGCGGCCATCTGGTCGGGCTTACACCGCCCGCTTGGTGGCTCGCGGAGAAGAACGACGATGACAGCAGAACCAAGCGGCAGAAGTATGCCACCGTCCAACGTGCGTGCTGGGACTTCTACAAACGCGAAGTGCTGAAGCATGGACCGTATGACGTGCTGTTCCTGAACGGCGACATGATTGATGGCAGTGGCTACCGCAGCGGCGGCACCGAGCAAACCACGACTGACCGGCAGGAGCAGGCTGAGATGGCTGTGGTTGCTGCGCGGGTTGGAATCAGCAGAAAAACCAAAGTGGTATGCACATATGGCACAGCCAGCCACACTGGCGATGCAGAGGACTTCGAGAACCAGGTCGCTGCTGATTTGAACGCCAAAATCGGAAGCCACGAGTGGGTCGACGTGGAGGGCGTCGTGTTCGACCTTAAGCACCACTGTGGCTCTAGCTCGGTGCCGCACGGTCGCCACACAGCGGTGGCGAAGGAGCACTTGTGGAACCAGCTCTGGGCTGAGGCTGAACTGGCTCCGAAGGCTGACGTCATCATTCGCAGCCACGTCCACTACCACAGCTATGCAGGTGGACCAGACTGGCTGGCAATGACCACACCGGCGTTGCAGGGACACGGCAGCAAGTATGGCAGCCGCCGTTGCAACGGTTTGGTTGATTTCGGATTCGTAGTGTTTGAGTGCAACAAAGGAGAATACAAATGGCAGAGCATCGTAGCAAAAATACAGGCGCAACAAGCAACGGCTACAAAGCTGTGATTGCATTACCTGACGACTGGACCCGTGAATTCGCCGGGCCGACACCGGAACAGCTCAAAGCTGAGGGATGGAAAACCACACCGGAGGTTGCGCGGATGCTGAATTGCCACCGCACTACAGCCGGCGAGAAACTTCGAACAGCAGAGGTCGAAGGTAGAGTCGAGTCAGTGACAGTAAACGTGGCTGGGCACTACACCAGGTATTGGAGACTCAAAAATGTGGATTGACCACACACAACCACCAGAACCAGAAACAACCATGAGACAGAAAAAACTAAAATCCAAACCAGCGCCGCTCCCCTGCCCTATCGTGGCAATGGATGCGCAGGAATATCACGCGCACCAGAGTCTGAACAAGAGCAGCCTCGACACGTTCATAAAGTCACCTGAACGCTACTGGCAGCAGCAGAGCGGGCTTTACTCAAAACCTCGCACAAAACAAATGGAGCTGGGCAGCATCTGGCACAGCTTCCTGCTCGAAGGCCGCGAGGACTTCTACACTGCTCCTGCCGAGTATCCGAGCAGCACTGGTCTCAAGCCTTGGAACTGGAACGCGACCTACTGCAAGGAATGGGCGGCGCAACACAGCGACAAAACCATTCTGAGCCAGTCGGAGCTTACCCAGCTCCTGAATGCGCGGCGGGTGCTCAACTCGGACACGTTCGCGGCTGGGTTGCTGCGGCTGATGACACACTGGGAAGGCTCGGTGTTTGCTGAGTGGAACGGCAGACCGTGGCGCATACGCATGGACGGCTACGGTGCCGGGACCATCGTTGACTTGAAGACCTGCGCGGACGCACATCCTGACAAAGTGCGGCAGATGGTGCTGAATTTCGGCTACCACAGGCAGGCACACATTTACACCGAAGTCGCACGCGCTGCGGGCTTGAAGGTGGACCGATTTGTGTTCATATTCCTGCAGAAATCAGACCCGCCCTGTGTCTTCGTTACTGAATTAGCTGACGGATGGTATGCACAAGCCAAGCAGGAAGTTTCGGATGCGTTGCAACGGTTGCAGCTCTGCGAGCATATGAAACACTACCCGACCTACACGGAAGCCAACGCAGAAGGCGGCTCCATACCGCAGCTGATGACTCCGAGCTGGATGATGGACGATGCGATGACTGAACTGAGTATTGCCGGTGAAACCCTGATGATGGACTAAAGCTATGAACGTTCTAAAATTCTACACCAGCGAAAAATACATTGCCGCGCCAGACCTAGACGGCAAAGACGTGCAGGTCGTGATTAAGGAAGCGAAGGTTGAGGTGGTGAAGGGTGCCGCTTCAGACCCAGGCAAAAAGCGGGTTATCCTCTACTTCACCAAAGGCACCAAGGGCTTGGTCCTGAACAAAACGAACGTCAAGACGCTCGTGGCCAAATACGGCAACAGCGACACCGACTGGACCGGGAAAACAATCACGCTGCATCCCACGACCTGTGCAGCGTTCGGAAACAACAATACGCCGTGCATAAGGATTAAATGATGAAACCCTACTACCAAGACGACTCCTGCACTATCTATCACGGTGACTGTCGAGAGATACTTCCGACGCTGCCGAAGGTTGACTTAGTGCTGACTGACCCGCCGTATGGGATTGGTTACGTGATGAAGCCGCAAGTTGTCGGCAAAGGTAACAGGAGGATAATGCGTGGCGGTAAGCCCCCTGTGTTTGGTGACGACAAGCCTTTTGACCCGGCATTTATTTTAGGTCACCGCTACACTATAACATTTGGTGCTAATTATTACGCAGGTAAGTTGCCGCCATCTAACGGATGGATTGTGTGGGATAAGACTGGAGGAGGGCGCGGACCTGATAATTCTTTTTCAGACTGCGAAATGGCTTGGACAAACGTATTAAGGTCGCCGTCCATATTTAGGCATTTATGGAAGGGATTGGTTAGAGACAGTGAGGCCGGTGAAAAAGTCTTGCATCCAACACAGAAGCCTTTGGAGTTAATGAGGTGGTGTATTCTTTTAGTAGATGCCGCGAAAACAATCCTCGACCCTTTTATGGGCAGCGGCACCACACTACGCGCAGCGAAAGACTTGGGCCGCAAGGCAATCGGAATCGAGATTGAGGAACGCTACTGCGAGATAGCTGCTAAACGGCTGGCGCAGGAAGTGTTTTCGTTTTAGTTGCAACCGTTAACAACAAGAGAAAGGAACAACAGATATGGCATACGAAATGAAACCGGAAACAGGCAGCATGTTTGAGAACGACAAAGGCGGCAACAGCGCCCGGCCCGACTACAAAGGCAACGTGCTGGTCGGCGGCGTAGAGCTGCGGGTCAGCGGCTGGCTCAAAACCAGCGCCAAAGGCACGCGCTGGATTAGCCTCAAGTTCGAGCCGCCGTTCCAGAAGCAGTCCGAGCAGCAGCCGAGCAAGCCGCAGAGCAAAATCCGCGACGAGGATGTGCCTGCCGCTGACTGGCAGAATGACAACCCGCCGTTCTAGGAGGAGACATGAACCATGAGCGAGAACATCAACGTGACTCAGTGGCAGCACAAACATCACAAAAGCATTCGGGTGCTGGTTGTGAACGAGAATCTGGAGCTGAGATTAGCCAACACCAGGCCGAGGAGAGGCGTGCTCTACAGGAGACTGGACGACGCGCAGCAACCGGATGCAGCACGGCCCTACGCCGACTTCATGCGGGTTTTCGAGAGAGTCAAAATCTAACCACGGAGGAGAAATGAGAGTGACTAGTGCAACAGTTAGCTATGAGTGCAACAATTGCGGGCATGAGTACGACGTAGACGTGACCTTCGGCTGCTCGGCGCAGCTTTATGGACCACCTGAATCCTGCTACCCGGCAGAACCTGACACTGTGGAAAATCCAGAGTGCCCTGAGTGTGGCGCGGTCGCTGATGCTGATACTGCAATAATGCAGGCAGCCGACTTGGTTCAGAGCTGGGAGGAGGACAAGTGGGAACTGGAGGTGGACCGATGACAAGGCCGCTGATAGAGCGACGATGCCAGCTGTGCAAACACTACGAGCCGTCCAAGACCGTGCATTACGCCGGGGTGTGTCGCAGTTTCGCCATCTACGACGAGGAGATGCTGGTTCACCGCGACAGCTGGTGCGGACGTTGGGCTGAGAAGAGTGCAGCAGCTTTAAAGCGGGACTTTACATCTGCTGCAAAACAGGAGGCGCAGAATGACTAAAACCGAAATCTACGAGGCGCTGGCGCGGGGCGAGTGGCATCGGATTGAGTTCTTCGAGCAAGAACGGTGGTGGTCGATGCCTCTTGAAGACCGGGTTTTGTTTCACCTGCACTACCAGGTTAAGAGATGCACATTTGACCCAGAAAGCTGGCGAATGAAGGAGGTGGACCGATGACCATAACCTTCACCGTTTATGGGACACCTCGCCCGGCTGGGTCAAAACGCGGATTCATCAACAAACACAGTGGCAGAATCTGCATGGTTGATGCATCTGGTGAGAACGGGCGCATGTGGCGTCAGGATGTGGCTAGAGCTGCGCTAGAAGCCATGCATGAACAGGCTGACTGTGAGCTGCTGGACGGGCCGCTGGAGCTGAGTCTGACACTGCATATGCATCGGCCTAAGAGCCATTATCGGAGCGGCGGCAGGATTCTGAAGGAGACCGCACCTAAGTGGCACGTTCATAAACCTGACGCCACGAAATTGATGCGGGCTGTGGAGGATGCGATGACAGGCATAGTCTGGCGCGACGACAGCCAGGTTGCGCGGCAGTATGTGGAAAAGGTGTATTGCGAGGAGCGGCAGCTGTGCGGGTGCAGCGTGGTTGTGCGGCAGATTGAGGAACAGGCTGGTGGAGTGTTGCAACCGTTATGAACCGTAGCACCTACACACAATGCAGCCTCTGCGGCAACATCAGCGTCCACAGCTACACCAGAAACGGCGTCAGCGTCAGGACGTGTTTGAGCAAGGGCTGCGCGTATTTCGTGACTGAACCAGTGAAAACGAAAGGAAGGCGTAATGGCGTTCGCTAAATTATTCAGCAACATCACCGAGAGCAGCCTGTGGAGTGAACCAAAGGAAGTGCGGCTGCTGTTTGTGACCATGCTGGCAAAGGCAGATGCTGCCGGATTCATCGAAGCATCACTGCCGGGCCTGGCCCGCACGGCAAACCTCAGCATAGAGGAAACAGAGTCGGCACTTGATGTCTTGTCCAACCCTGACCCTTACAGCAAAAACCCGGAACACGACGGTCGCAGAGTCGTTGCTGTTCCTGGCGGTTGGGCACTGCTGAACTACGAGACATACCGAAACCGCCGCAGCGATGAAGAGCGGCGTGAGTATCTGCGTGAATACATGCGCGACTACCGCTCGCGTAAACAATCCGTAAACAAAAATGTTTACGATGTAAACACCTGTAAACACTCGTTAACCACGGTAAACCACAGTAAACCGGCGTTAACCCAAGCAGAGGCAGAGGCAGAAGCAGAAGCAGAAAAAGACGTTGGGCGTTCACCTGCTTCTGAATGCACTGCTGGAGCAGTGCCAACGTCACAAAAGGCTAAAAAGCCTGTTCTGTGTGACGATGACTACCTGACCCAGCTGCAAGGCATGTCCTGCTACAGCGGCATAGATGTGCAGCAGGAATACGGCAAGGCCCAGGCATGGTGCCTGACTAACGGCAAACAGCTGACCCGGCGCAGGTTCGTGAACTGGCTCAACCGCTGTGACCGCCCTATGGCTGCAACTGCCACTGCACCTGCGCGGCAGCAGAGCCAACCTAAGACCGTGTGGACCCTTAAACAGCAGCTGGATGCGATACAGGAGCAGATTAAGCACATCGAGACACACTACGCCATGCAGACACCGCACGGCTTGCAGTGGGACATGATGGCTACAGAGGAGGTGAAACAGCAGTATGCGGAACTGAGGCAGAAGCGGAAGCAGCTTAAGGAACAGATAACATCAGCATAATAGAAAGGAAAACATGACCATCACGATAACCATACAAGGCGAAGACGGATACGCAGGAGTTGCAACAGCTGCAACTGATACAGGCTTAGACACGGACGAACTGGCACAGATTGCGATGCTGCTCAACAACGCGATATGCGGCGCGTTATGCAGCTACGGGCTGGATATAGACGCGGTCCGCCAGATAGTCAGGCGTGGAGGTGAGTATGACTAAGCGCAACATCACGGTAGACAGCAGGGACGTGGACTGGGTGGTGGCCGACTTGGTAGAGCGCGGCTTCACCGTCAGGGCACAGCACCTAGGCGGCAGCAGCTACATGGTGCATTACTGGAGGAAAGCAGAGCGAGCCAACCACCACACATGCACTACTGCGCCGCATAGGGCAGAGCTGGATGATGACGGGTTTCTGTTTGAGTCGTGCCGTATGTTCTGTGCTGCTGCTGATAAGTGGCTGGCTAAGCGTTGCAGTAGGCCAAGGCGGCGTCGGAGCAGGGTTGGCAATACGACTAAGACAGGAGGCAGCGATGACGCAGCCTAGCGCAACTGTAACGGTAACGCTGGCTTTACCGATAAAGGAATCTCTTGCCAGCCGGGTATGCAGCTGGGGTTCCGAAGT